CGCAAGCAATGTGGAGATTTTATGGGTATTATGGTGGATTAAATGTTGTGGGTAATTTTCACAATTATGGTCAATTTTCAGATGATTCTACGTTTCAATTGATTCCCACTTGGCAAAATAAGTCACAAGCATTAGCATATGAAGATGCGATCTACACCAGAATGTCGCATTGGTCGTATGAGTTAAGGAATAATAAATTAAGATTATTTCCAATTCCATATACTGGCGGACCAAAAGAAATGTGGGTTGAATTTTCTGTCCCCGACTCTCCGATTGAAGACAATGGTAATGGTCGGTCAACGCTCCATGGCGTGAACAATATGAACACATTGCCGTTTTCAAATTTACCATACGATACCATTAATTCTATTGGTAAACAGTGGATTCGTAGATTTGCCCTCGCCGTGGCAAAAGAGATGTTGGGATTGGTTAGATCTAAATTTGCTTCTATCCCTATTCCCGGCGAAAGTGTGACCCTAAACGGTGGAGACCTTGTATCGCAAGGTAAGGCAGAACAGGATGCTTTGAGAGAGGAGTTGAAGACTACCCTTGCAGAGATGACATATACAGCGCTGGCAGAGAAGGACGCTGCAATGATTGAGAGTACAGAAAGAACCGTTCAGAGAATACCAAACTTGGTGTATGTGGGGTAATAAACGATGTCAGATAGTAATAAATGGGATCAACCGGATGCTCCGCCACCGCCGCTGTTTACTGGGCAAAAAGAAAGAGATTTAATAAAGCAAGTTAATGACGAACTCATTGAGCGTGTTGTTGGTCAACCAATACTTTATTATCCAATTTCAATTGAAGAGACAAATTTCCACCCAGTTTATGGGGAAGCTTTAAATAAGGTGTTTTTAAACCCTATTAGAGTATATGCCCGTGTTGAATGGCAGGGATATGAAACTCAAACTACCAATCTTGGCGTTGACCGATTATCTAAAATTGTAGTGCATTTTCACAAGCGAAGATTGACTGAGGATCAGAACCTGTTTGTAAGAGAGGGCGATTTTATACTGTATGGAGAGACGTTTTATGAAATTGCAACCCTCAACGAACCAAAGGAGATTTTTGGACAGAGAGAGCACATGATGGAAATATCAGCAGAGTGCATAAGAGCAAGAGAGGGCGTATTCAATGGTTGATCGATCAAAACCTTTTAGTCCCAGACTTAATAGTTATGAAGGTGATAAGAAATTTGATTCTAGAATAGATAATATTGATACAGCGATGTTTAATTTTATCAATGATCAGATGGATCTTTCCGTTAACACAAATACGGGGTTTAAAAAGGTGCCAGTTATCATGACCTCAGCTGAAAGGTCTAGATTAAGCAAATCTCAAATTAGGGATGCTGACGGTGCCATTGTTCTTCCGCTCATAACAATTGAAAGAACAGCGATAAACAAAAATCCTAACGAAAAGGGCACCGTTTACGCAAATATTCCTCCGACTGATAAGACCAAGGGAGGCAGTATACCAACTTTTAGGAAAATTATGCAAACTAAGACGGCAAATTATAAAAATGCCCACGCCCTAAGAACAACAGGGCAGTTAAACTTTCCAACAAAAGTTGACAAAACAGTTTATCAAGTCGCGACAATACCACTACCAGTGTATATTTCAGTAGAGTACGAAATTACACTTAGAACAGAGTATCAACAACAGATGAATGAGTTGGTCATACCATTTGTGACAACTCCAGGCGCTATAAATTACATTATAATAAGAGACGGCGTCCATAGGTACGAAGCGTTTATCCAAGAAAGTTTTGCTCAGAGTAATAACATTAATAATTTTACCTCCGAAGCAAGAAAGTTTGAAACAAAATTTAATATTAAAGTGTTGGGACACTTAATTGGATCAGGAGACAATCAGGAGACGCCACATCAAGTAATTAATGAAACAGTAGTAGAAGTTAAAATACCAAGAGAGCGTACAATTGTTGATCCTGACGAATTATCAAAATTTGGACTATAAACATTGTTTTTTCACCTATATAATTAAGTACTAGAAAAAAAGGAGAGAGATGTAACTATGTCGACTTTAACCAAATTGTTAGATATGTTAAACCAGGTCAAAGAAGAGAACCCAGAACTTGCAAATAAGGCGCTTTTGGCAGCAGAGACACTAAGATCTGGACTTGAAACTGAAGAAGAAACGGTTGAGGAAGAAGAGTATGATGATTCGTATGTAGAGGTTTCAAAAGAGGACACTAATGAGTATTTTCATTTAAGGAATAAGTTGGATAAAAAAATATATGATTATGGTGTTTATATGAGAGATCACGCGGTCAAAGAAAATATAATGCTAGAAAAAATTGAAGAGATTAGAGAAAGAAATGAATTATTGTTGGAAGATCTTAAGGAAAAGTACAGATTAGATGGTTCCGCAGAGTATTCAATACAAATAACTGATCGAAATGATGGAAATCTAGTTTTTGTAAAAGACTAATCACTACTTAGTTACAGAACACCAAGATAAATAGAGGAAAAAGTATAAATGAATTTTGTAACATCAGACATTGGAATCGCCGCTTATTTACAACTTAAGGGTATAAATTTAATCCGATGTAAACGCTTAGAGTCCGGTAAATTTCATTTTGAGTTTGATGATAGGTTAGGTGAATGCCAAGCTCTTTCGTTGGAGTTTCTTAATTCGGAGTTTTGTAAGTTTGACAACAACGTCAGAAATTTAAAAAAAATATTATTTTCATAAGTTTGCTTCATAGTTTGTTTTTGTTGAAAAAAAATACTAAAGGAGCATATGAAAAATGGCAAAAACTAAAATTGGTACAAAACTAATAGCAAATAGCGCTGTTACCACTGCGAAGTTGAATACTTCTGCAATTACCCGCGATAAGATCGCATCCGGTTCGGTTCAAGTTGGTCACCTAGACCTATTTCAAGCAAGGAATGATATAGCACACATAGAGGATGCTGATGTCTTAGTTGTTTCTGCATCTAAGGGCAAAGACGGCGGTATGAGAACTATTACCTTTGCTCATTTGAAGGCAGCTGTCTCAGCATCCGATTCGGCAGCTGGTGACACAGGCGCTGTACAGTTTCACCAGGGTCCATCTAACGCTTTGGGTGGCATTTCAAAAATTAGAACAGACGGCGTCCACCTAACTGCGTCAGATGGCGGCAAGGTTGTGTTCGCATTTACCGGTATATCTGGTTCAACTGCAGCAATGTCTGCTAGTACTAAGACTGCTTTTAGACTGGACACGAAGACTACCCTAGAATTAGCTATTAATGGCGCAAATGAGCTTATATTGAATGCCTCAAGGTTAGCACCAGAGGTTAGTAACGGTTTGGACTTAGGTTCATCCTCTAAACTATTCAATAACATATATGGTACACAGGTTTCTGGTACCACAGTGCAAGCACACACAGTCGATGCTGATAAGGCAACTCTTAATGACATAGATGCCACCACGGTTTCCGGTTCTGGCACTTCCCAGTTCCACAAGGTGGATGTTGATGAAGGTACTTTTAACAGAGCAATTGCAACTGTGGTATCCGGTACTACAGTCCAAGCACACACTGTTGACGCTGATAAAGCAACCATTGGTGACCTCGATGTTACTACTGTTTCTGGTTCTGGAACTTCACAATTTCACAAAGTTGATGTTGATGAGGGTACATTTAACAGAGCAATAGCGACTGTGGTATCTGGTACAACTGTGCAGGCACACACAGTCGATGCTGATAAGGGAACAATTGGTGATTTGGACGTTGTTTCTTTGTCTGGTTCTTCGACGGCAGAATTGCACAAACTTGATGTTGACGAAGGTACTTTTAACAAGGTTGTTGTAACCAACATCACTTCTTCTGGCACCACTCAACTTCACAACACTTCTGTGTCGACATTGACTGGCGCAGTTGGTAACTTTCACAAGGTTACTGTTGATAAGTTGGAGGCAAGAACTTATAAGTCTTCCGTGACAACTTCAGAACATTTTGAAATTGTTAACAAGCAAATTATTGCAGCAGTATCTCAATCTGCTGGACCCGCAGTAGAGGGTGCAGGTCTCCAAATTGGTGGCACTGCAGGTTCAGGGTCATCCGGCATTGCAAGTGTTATTCTTGGAGACGCTGGCGGCGGCGCAGGTAAGGATCTCCTGTTCAATTTGGGATCTACACAAGGCGCCTCACTGTCAACCAATGGTGGACGCAAGAATGACGCAGTGTTGTTTGGTGTTTCTGGTACACTGTCCGCATCAATTGCGGTGTTCCAAGAAATTATCGTAAATCATGACCTTAATGCACCCAACTTTTCAGGATCTACCGGTACTTTCCATACGCTTTCCGGTACGCTCTTGACCGCATTTGACGTCAATGCAGATCGGGCAAATGTAAACGATCTAGACGGTACTTCCGCCACATTTACAACAGTTTCTGGTACTACTGTACAAGCACATACTGTTGACGCAGACAAGGGAACAATAGGTGATTTGG